TAATAGCATCTGTAATAGTATATTTTCTAGTTTTTCTAGTTTACAAATTAATAAGAAATCATGAATAAATTTCTAAAATATTGTAGATATTCAAATATTCAGATAGCGTTTAATCTAAACCCCTTGACATGGGGGTTCGCTCATCATTATAGTGGTCCTACAGACTTAGACCCAGGTCTCTATCACTTTACTGTGAAGATAATCTGTGTTAGGGTCTCTTTTGTCTTTGATGATGGGAGTTGGTAGTGAACATTTTCTATATTGATGCTGATCCTCTACAGGCTGCAAAATGGATGGTTGATAGACATGTTGTCAAGATGATTCTTGAATCAGCACAACTATTGTCTACTGCACATCGTGTTCTTGATGGTGTTGAGACTGTTGGCACAAGTCCCAAGGGAAGAAGTAAGAAAATATGGGAATTATTCGATGCTCGTGAAGAAGTTTTATATCAGGCTACGCATATTAACCATCCATCTGCTATATGGTGCCGCAGTAGCATCCAGAATTATGATTGGTTGGTAGAACATATGTTTGCTCTTATGAGTGAATATACACACCGTTATGGTAAAACTCATAAGTGCCAAGGTGATTTGTCGTATATGCTTCAATCTCCTCCTAAAAATCTAGAGGAATACGATTGGACGCCAATACCTTCTTGTATGGACGATAAATACATCATATCAAGTGATCCTTTGATTAATTATCGTAATTATTATATTCATGGAAAGTCCGATCTTCATAAATGGACTAAGCGTGATAAACCGGAGTGGATTTAATGAGCAAATTTTATCATGACGTTAAGGATTTTCACATTGCATTTGGTCAACGTGTAGGCGAGAAACCAGAATTACCAGATATCAGTGAACGAGAACTACGAATGAGTCTTCTCGTAGAAGAATATGCTGAATATCTAAAAGCAGAAAGTGAAAATGATATTGTTGAAATCGCTGATGCTCTTGCAGATATGATTTATATTATCTGTGGAACAGCGGTTTCATATGGCATTCCTCTAGACGTTATCTATGACGAAGTTCATCAATCAAATATGAACAAACTTGTTGATGGAAAAGTTATAAGACGTGAAGATGGTAAGGTAAAGAAGCCAGAAGGATGGCAACCACCTGATATCAGAAAAATTATTGAAGAATGGAGTAATAAGTGAAGAAGGCGAAAGATATTCAGTATAAATATGCGGAAGGCCAGATTATTTCTGACTTCAAATCTTACATAGATAAGACTTACCAAGAACATTACAAGACAGAAGACGTAGGTATTGAGTGCTTCGATGCATGGATTGCTCTTGGTGAGTCTACTCCAACATTCAGGAATACTGCATTAAAGTATTTGTGGAGGTATGGCAAGAAGAATGGTAGCAACAAAGACGATTTGATGAAGACATTACATTATGTATTAATGTGTCTTTATGTAGATCATTACAACAAAAGGTGAATAGACAATGGAAATTAAGGTACCAGTAGAAGAACTAAGAAAGAATAAGTTATTCTTTGCGACACCAATGTATGGTGGTCAATGTGCGGGAATGTTTGCAAGGTCAATTGCTGATCTATCCGCACTATGCACACACTACGGAATCCCACTACAGTTTTATTTTCTCTTTAATGAATCACTAATCACACGAGCAAGAAATTATTGTGTTGATGAATTTATGCGTTCTGATGCAACTCATCTAATGTTCGTTGATTCTGATATCGGTTTCAATCCTAATGATGTTCTAGCACTCATGGCACTATCAAAGGAAGGTTCTGAATATGATATCATTGGTGGACCATATCCAAAGAAGTGCATCTCTTGGGAAAAGGTAAAGGCAGCAGTAGACAAGGGTGTTGCTGACGAAAATCCAAATGTACTAGAAAAGTTCGTTGGTGATTATGTCTTCAATCCCAAGGGTGGTGCTACAAGTATTCCTTTAGGTCAGCCAGTAGAAGTTCTAGAAATCGGAACAGGCTTCATGATGGCACGAAAGAATACATTTAACAAGTTCGCAGAAGCATTTCCACAGTATGCATATCGTCCAGACCATGTTCGCACAGAACATTTTGATGGCACACGTAAGATCATGCAGTATTTCCAGGCAGAGATTGATCCAAAGTCAGAACGATATCTTTCAGAGGATTATTGGTTCTGTCAGAAGGTTCAGGAAATCGGTCTAAAGACCTGGTTCTGTCCATGGATGCAGATGCAGCATGTAGGCACATATATCTTTGGTGGTTCTCTAGCTGATCTAGCATCTATCGGTGCATCTGCAACTGCTGATCCAAGTAATCTTGGTGGTAAGCCTTCTTCAAAAAAGAAGAAGAAGTAACTTTATATAATTGAAAAGGATATATTATGTTTGTTGACACTACTACACTAAGTGTATTGAAGAACTTTTCATCTATCAATCCATCAATCATTATTGAAAGGGGAGATGTTATCAAGACTATCTCCCCTAACAAGACTATGATGGCAAAGGCAAAGATCGAACAGTCTTTTGATAAGACATTTGGTCTTTGCGATATCTCTAATTTCATTTCTGTTCTTTCTATGTTTGAGAACCCTGTTCTTGATTTTAATGAAGGTGATCATTATGTCAAGATCACATCCGATAATGATTCCAGAAATATTAAGTATGTATTTTCTGAAATGTCATTAATCGAAAAGGCACCAAACGATATTAAAATTGGTGATATCATTGTGGAATTCATTCTATCTGAAAAGACTCTTGTGGAACTAAACAAGGCTGTCGGTATCTTTAAGGTAGATGAAGTTGCAATTATTGGTGATGGTAGTAATATCACTATCAATGTCATCGACAATAAGAGGTCTGGTTCAGAATACAGTGATGTTATTGGAAAGACAGATAAGGTATTTAAGGCTTTCTTTCGAAAGGAAAATCTTATCATTAGACCTAACACATACAAAGTGAAGATGTCTGTTCAAGCAGCACATTTTTCTCATGAAGACATTGAATATTGGATCGCAGTAGAGCAACATTCAAAGTTCTGATTACTTAAATTACATTATGACAACGTGAAAGGTTTATGAATGAAAGACTATTTGTGGGTTGAGAAGTATCGACCAACGACAATCGCAGAAACTATTCTTACATCTGAATTGAAATCTACATTTAAACAATTCGTAGATCAGAAGAATATTCCTAATCTCATTTTATCCGGTCCTGCTGGTGTTGGTAAGACGACAGTGGCAAGGGCATTGATGAATGAGATTGATGCAGACTATACTATTATCAACGGAAGTATGAATGGTAACATTGATACACTTCGTAATGATATTCAGATGTTTGCTTCTGCTGTTTCATTTACAGGCAAGAGAAAGTATGTGATTTTGGATGAGGCCGACTATCTCAATCCAAATTCTACACAACCGGCACTTCGTAATTTTATGGAAGAATTTTCCAAGAATTGTGGATTTATTCTAACTTGTAATTATAAGAACAGAATTATTCAGCCTCTTCATTCTCGTTGTTCTGTAATTGATTTCACCATTGAAAAGAGTGAAATGCCACGTATGGCGTCTCAACTTTTCAAGAGGGTATGTCATATTCTTGATACAGAGAATATTAAATACTCAAAAGAAGTTATTGTTGCTATCATTCAGAAGTTTTTTCCTGATAGTCGTCGTATTATCAATGAACTTCAACGATACTCTGTCAATGGTGAAATCGATACAGGTATTCTTTCTACTTTTAATCAAAACACATATACTGAATTGGTTAATCTTATGAAGGATAAGAATTTCACAGAAGTTCGACGTTGGGTAGCAGAAAACTCTAATAACGACACAGACAAGTTATTTACAGAACTATATAATAACTGTAATGAATACTTTACTAACAGGTCAATTCCACAAATGATCATGATTATTTCGAAGTATCAGTATCAGGCTGCATTTGTTGCGAACCAGGAGATTAATCTTTCTGCTTGTATGGCAGAAATCATGTCGGATTGTGAGTTCAAGTAATGGAAGATAACGAAGAGAAGAAACAAAAGGATTTACAATTTTCCTTGGAAATGGCAGAAATAATCTGGATGAAGGTAAAGGGTGTAAAGATTCCAGATCATTTCTCTATTCAAGATAGAGTGTCCATTCTGGACAGATATTGGCATAGGGCTATGGAAAAGGAAGATTGATATGGCTACAGAAGTGAAGAGAGAACAGCCTTTATTCCAGTATATTAATTCTATTAATTAC